CGCTGCGTTTATTGATTCCGTTCGCACCACTCTTCTTGCTTGCCAATCTGCATATCCATCAAACTTTGCTTGTAATATCCTCCCGGCTTCCCTTTCATTCAATGCTTGAAATTCAACATCCTTCAGCAATCGTTTTAATGTGTTTTCAAGTTGTTTTTTTGCTGAACCCTGAACTAATCCACCCCTTGCTTCCGAAACCTTTAAACCTACATCTGCAAAGTATTGCCGCCAAATATCATCATATCCTGAAACGTTGAATGGATTTGGGAATGCGTTTTGGAACCTATTAACCGAAAAAGAAGCGAATCGCATCCCTAATTTTTGATATAACGTTTTATATAATTCACGAATATCAACCAATTTGAATAAACCATTAAAAGCATTTGTTTGCCCTGTCGCTTGGAAAATGGAGATGCCTAAACTGTAGTTCGATTTATACCAAGACTTCCAACGGGATATTTCAATGTTTTCTCCCTTTTCGAGTTGATCCTCAAATTCATCGTAATAGTCATCTAAGTTTTTAATCATCTTGATTTGCAGTTCGTTTCGCCCAAGATACCATTGCTTTTCCTCCCCACAAATTGTATGCAACATAACCTTTATCCCTCCAAGGCTCATCTTTAAATTTCGGATCAATCTTTGCGTTTTCCTCGTGCCTTGCTAAAAAAGAATTAATTCGTTTGACTGTATCCAACGAAATGGATTCACGATTTGCAAGTTGATTGGCTCGCTTCCATCCGACTTCAGTTCCACCCCTTACAACATCCCTTCCGTATTTCTCACGCCATTCCAACATCCTCTTTGCATTGTTGGTTGCTGATTGTGGATAGTCATTAAAACTATTTTGTTTTTTATTGTATTTATCCTCCAAAGCGTTTTCATATTCTTCGTGCGATTCAAATGGCATAAATATTCTCTGCCCATCATAACTATGGGAATGGGAACCACTTCCACCCAATGCTCTTGCTCTTGCTTCCGCTTCTTCCTGTGTCGTATAAGCATCAGGTAAATTTGGAACTTTTGATTTTGTTTCCTTCTTCGATGACATTGGATGACCGCTTGGCAATAAATCTTGATCGTGCTTTCCTGATCTGAATTTACCATTTCTCAAAGCGAATAAAAAGGAGTTTACTCTCGCCATTGCCCATTGTTCAGGAGATGAAACGTTTGGTCTTACTGATGATGGATTTGTTCTATAGGCTCCAATACCACGAACGTAAACATCAGATAAAACCCCCGGTGTAGTTCGTTTACTTTTTACATCGCCTACCTCATCATTATGTTCATCCGCTTTCTTTTTTAAAGCAACTTTTACCTTATCGCTGACCTTGGCTTTTTCTTCAGATTTCAACATCCCTTCAAAATCAAAGTTTAATTCTGTTGGTTGTGGAATATCAACTTCGTTCGATAATGGTAAAAGATTTGCGGGAATGTAATATTGATCCATTTGCTCGTTTTCCTCATCTGCACCAAATGACATCGCTGATCTCTTTTCGTTTGGTGTTATCCACCACGCCTTGCTCATCTGATCAACCACTTTATCCATCTCCTCCTGAAGTTCGGGAATTACTGTAAAGTCAAAATCAATGAATAAATTATTCCCAAATTGTGGAATTAACCATCTGTTCAATTCATCACGAATTTTTAACATTTCAGGAATCACCGCATTTTGATATAAGGCTTTTTTCGCCTCCTTCATATTGTTATATGTTGAGGAATCTGTGTTATTCAGCAGCTGAACAGGAACATTATAAATATTACATAAATCTTTTATTGATGCATTATACTGCTCCAACAATGATAAATCTGAAGCATTCAAACCGAAATTGATCCACGATAATTTTTTAGAAGATAAAACAACATCCCCGGCATTATCTGAACCTTGGTATTGTTGGCGAAATTTCTCTTTTAATTGCTTCGCTTGAACTTCATTAATATCACCTTCATCCGACATCAAAACCCCTCTTGCAGTTTGATTCTGTAAATATCTTACTCCTGTGGTCAATGCTTCATTATTAGCATCCAATGATCTTAATCCCGCTTTCAATGGACTCATTCCATACAAATGCGATCCCGTTCCATCGTAGTAAGGATTGAAATCTTTGATGTGACAAACTTGCTCTGCATCAATTCTGATGGTACCATTGTATTCTAAAGTGTATTCCTTCACAGGATTAAAAATACCACCTGAAACAATCTCCATTGATTGCGATGGCAAAACATACAATTCCCGATATTTACCCGCATTCGATCCACTATCAGGAGATATCCCCCAAATGTATCTGTTCCCTGTTAAATTTCCATAAGCGATGATCTCTGATAACCAAGTATTATAAGATTGTGCGGGATTTGGTCTTTCGAGCAATTCGTGTAATTCAGTTCCTTCCAATTCTATCATCGAATTTTTCTGAATCAATTTTGCGTTATGAATCGCCTGTGGATTAAACTCGCCTGATGTTAATGCCTTGTATCTTTTTAAATCATTTTGTTTTTCAACTTGATAAATCTGAAAAGGAACTGTTGTTGCTGCCTTTGTGATCAAGTTTACGATTGAATAAATCGTTGAATTATATCTGTACCCTTTGTTAATATAGGTATCATCGTTTTCAGGATTCCAAACAATTGTATCTCCTAAGTAATTATAAATTGCCCTATTAAACGCCTCGTTTGTTTTCTGTGAGTTCTTGTTTAAAATCCCTTTAAACCTATCAAAAAATGATGCCATTTTGCTTTCTAATTATACAACAAAGATAAAAATTAAACAACAAAGAAATTATTTCGTTTTGAATACTCAGAGTAAACCCCATAACGAATTGAATCCATCAAATGATTGAATCGGTCAATTGGTTTATTAATGATTGTTCCATCTTTCAACTCTGTCCAATAATACGACTGATATTCCTTGAATAGATTTTTACTTTCTAAACTTACATATATATCAAATTCCTTTAAAAATGATATTCCGGAATTAATCGAACCTGAACCTTTGATGGCTCCTTTTATCATCAACCCCAACCTCCTCAACTCCTCGATGGATTTTGGTTCTGCTGAATCGCCATAAAACAATAAATTCCCATATCCTTCAGATTCAAAGTATTTAAAAAGATCGCCATTTGTCATTCCCTTTTTATACAAAATTTCGTGAATATAAATTTTGTCATTTACTTTCTTAATCAAAGTTGCAGCAGCTTCATCGTTTGAATATCCAAAATCCAATCCAATAATCGCTTCTTCCATATCGGGAAAATCAACATAAGGAATAAAGTTCCAATTTGTGAATATCTGTCTTGCTGAAAAAACCGCTTTTTGACCTTCACCATAAACCCTCCAATAATCGGGATCTCGTTCCCGCATTCTTTCAATCTCAAATACCAATTCAGAAGATAAAAATTTGTTGTCCTTGTAAGTTGTTATCCAAGTGTCACAATCCTCTCTCGGTATTATTTCATCATATATCCAATGAACAGGATCCGATGGATTGAAATCAATTATTATTCCATCTGTTGTCCGCATATTGATTTGGCGAAAATCCTCAATAGTCAATTCGTTTGCTTCATTTAAAAAAGCTAAATTCCTTTTTCTTCCACGAATTTTCTGTGGCTCATCAACTGACAAGAACTCCAACAGATGATTTTTAAATCTGAATGTGTTTTCGGCTTTGTTGTGAATCCCTTGGTAATACATTCCAAGATGTTCAAATATTTGAATTATATCCCTTTGAACTGATCCTTTTAATGCAGGAAGGGTTTTTCTAATAATTGAGATGGTTAATGGCTTTTCTGATGATCTAAGTAAATATGCAATATATTGGCAAATAGCATAAGTTTTCCCTGACCTTGTCCCTCCTTGATGAACTCTGAATCTTTTTTTGGAATTTAAAAGATGTTCGAATTGAACATTGCAATCAACTGTTATCATCCTTATTGATTCGCCATTGAACGATTTCGTTTTCTAATTTACCCGAATGATCAATTTCTTGTCTTTCAATATATCCCCTCTTTTTACCTTTGGTTTTTAAAAGAAATATTGTTGCAGTTGTATTTCCCTCCTGTATCTGTTTATGTAATTGCGATTCCGCAAAATCCAAAGTAATATTATCAATTTGATCAACTTCGGTTTTATATAATGGATCTGTTTTTAACCATTCATAATG